CAAAGTACCATTTTGAGCTTTCTCTTGCATCGCCCATATTTGCTGTGCAAATGCTGGGTTATCAGTGAAAGCCTTATCCAACTGTTCGTACTTTCCAAATTTCCCTTTCATCTCATCTATCTCTTGAAGCCGCCTATTCAAGTCCTCAGATTTACTATTGTGGACATGTGCTTGCTGCATCAAGGTTTTCATATGGTTTCGATCTTTCGGGTATATCGTTTGCCCTTTATAATTGTATCCCCACTGTGTAGGGTCAAAATCAGGCTCCGTACCAACCGAATTGTCTGCACTTTCATCAGATACTACCGAACTGATTTCCTCTTGTGAAGGTTCTTGTCCAATTGATTCGTCTGTAGTTTGCAATTCTTCTTCCATATTAGTCTTTCTCCTTTTGGTGTGTCATATTTGAATAGGGGAGCTACCCCTTATCATTAATGTCTTATTAATAGTTACCTTTATCTACTGGATCATAGCCGCCACCGGAAGGTTTAGCCATTCCCTTAGGGTTTGTTCCAGAAGGAATATTACCTTCCATAAATTTGTCTACTGGACTTTCTAAAACATCAGAGCTACCACCACCACCAGTTCCAGGTGTAGTGTTAGTATTTGTTCCGCCTTGTAAATCTTTTTCTCCACCACCTGCAAAGTCAACCATAGTTACCTCCTATACAAGCTGAACAGCTTGCTGATTTGAATTAATATCTTCACCCATTCCCATTGGTTTAGAACCCTCTTCTGGAGGAGCCTCTAATGGATTAACACCCTCTTGTGGTGGCTGTTCCCCACCTTGACCTGCCATTGCTTGTAATATCTGCATGAGGCCAGCTTTGATTGCCTCTGCTTTTGGATCTCCCTGTTTCTCCATAGCAGCAACACCAGTTTGTATTGTCTGTAAAGCTGCAATCATAGGATGAGCCGCTTGTTCCATACCAGGAGGCGGTGCACCAGGGTTTTGTACTTCTGGCATTTCCGAAGTGCTAGGATAACCACCGTCAACTCTAGGAGTATTCGGAGCCATGCCCATCGGTTGCCCACTGTTTACTGCTTCGTTTAATGGCATATAAATCTCCTTATACCGGCGGCATTGCCGGGGGTTGTTGTTCTGCCATAGCTTTTTTTCGCTCTTCTATACGTCTCAATGTTTCTTCTCTCTCAGGCCAATCAATCATCTTTAGCAAAGCCTCTTCGTCAATCACACCCATCTCAAACAATCGCATTGCAAGCTGCGATCTCTTATCCTTCATAAATGGTAAGGCTGTACCAGATATTACCTCTACATCAAACATGCCCTTGCTTGGCTCCGACTCTTCCCATTCAGTAGCTTGATTGTAGTCCTTAGACTCTTCATCATACTTGTATTCTTTCTTGACATACTGGACAGCGTCATCGGGCGAGTCTGGGTTTTCATCTTTGTCAACATCTTTAAAGTAAAACTCAAAGTATTCAGGCCATCCACCGTCACCAGTAATCTTGACAACTCTTGGTTCTCGGTAATACTGCATCATTGTGGAAATTATCAAATAGCCTAAACTAGTCAAACTCACCTGAAGATTACGCTCTTTCAATCGGATTCTAGTTTGAGCAGCTTCTTGTAAATCATTAATAGCAGCCGCAGCGGTAACACCTGCAGGCTTCCTGCCTTGGGTAACATCATGTACCCCACTCGTTTGGTCAAGCAGTTGCATCATTAATCCGTATAAATCCATAATGTAACTTGGCAATTGGGGAGCGTCCAATCGTCTAACTTCACTACCTGGAACCTTTGTAATAATCAATCCAACCTGATTAGTGATATCGTTAGAAGTAACACCGCAAGTTGTATCTATAATCCAAATAGGATTGCTCATCAAATTCAATTGATCGAAGATAACCGCGAGAGTCTTGTTCAGATTTCTCTGAGTGTCAACCATCGGCCCAACAACACCTTCACCGTAAAAAGATCTTGGCTTTATGGTGTCTATAAAACGAACGAAAGGCTTTTTACCATCTTTTCTATGATTATGCGTACAATCCAATAAAAGCTTCTGATCAGGTAACAATTGCACAACTTTGCCATTGGGGTATTTATACCGTGAGTTTTTTACAACACCCTCACCAGTCTCTTCCTCAAACTCCTCAATTGTGTAATCATCCATCCAACATTCAAAAATCCTGATCATATCATTCTCGCCAGTATCACCCTCGATATCCACAACATTTGAAAGTGGGCTTTTCCTATCTATAGGGCTAACGAGTGTCACATCACCTTTATAGGTATCATCTTTATCTTCTTGTGACTTGGTCTTAGATGATGACTTAATCTCTTCTGCTTTATCAGGGAATTTTCTTTTGACCTCTCCCATAGGTTTCCACATTTCGTGAATAACCCAAGGGCAATCAGTATTAAAATCTTTTGCTGAGTCAGGTACATATATCGATTCAGGAGATATAGCTGCGACATGAACATCACCGGCACCGTTAGCGGCTTCGTCATCCCATATTACCTTGAGATATCCGATATCCTTAACCATCTGATCCATGAGAGGATCTAACAGTACCATATTCATACCATTGCGATTCCACCAGAACTGAGTAAGCTTACCCATCATATCAGCGAACTTATGATCCCTTGGTTCTTGCGGTGCAACATTAAACCCTGGCTGTGCATCTGTCATAATAGGCAGGATGGTTTGAACAGTAGAACGAATGACATTAGCCACGGGAGAAGCCCTATAGGAGGGCCGTCTATCATCCCATTGCTTGCCGTCATAGTAATCCTGTTGCTTGGGCCAGTTCTTATCAACCTTTTTACGGGCAGCTTTCCCTTGGTCAAACATCTTCATTACCATGCCGACTATTTTCTTGTCGGTATCGCTTCCGGTGTCGGATTGTTTCTCAGCTACATTGTCCATTTTTTCTCATTAATCTTTCGATTGCGTTAGTACGATTTTTTTTATCGCTCGGAGATGTTGTAATCTTAATTTTGATTACAGGCTTGTCTTTTTTCTTACCAGTCACACGTCACCCCTTCTAATGCCATAGCGTCAAATATCTGTTTCTTTATATCCTGACTAGCATTACGGAGGGCAAACACATCAATCTCTGGTGCCATGACAATGATTGCAGAACCTTTAGGTAGTAACCCACCGTCAGCAATTCTCGATGCAACCGTACCAGCCTCTTCAGTATCACCTTTGACCACTATCACATCACCCTCTTGAATGTCTAGTTTTGTTAGTTCTGCTTTTATATCCATAACATTTCCCTTTTGGTGCAGGCATAAAAAAAGAGGCAATACAGTGAAACGGCACCGTATTGCCTCTTTTTCTTGACTCATAACTAAAACCCGCCGGTGTTAATCAGAGCTGCCAGTATATGTTCATAACTTTATTGTGCTAAAACACCTCTCGGTAATACATATTCAGCTTTCTTCTGCTTAATGTTCCTTGCGCTCTTGTAGTCGTTCCCTACTTCGACTACTTCACGCCCAGGAACATCAACTTTCTCAGTGTAAATCTTTCCTTTGTCATCCACTCTCACAGCTTCCCTTGATCCACCATCTCTCATTTTCTTCAAGGCATCAGTCACATCACCCTTATGATGTACCTCGCAGCCTAAACCATGATTGTAGTAAGACTCGGATGCAGGCACACTTATCAATGGAGATGTCCATACACGCTTCATACGCTCGCCACAATCGCAGACAAGGGGCAAGTGCGCCTCAACTACCATGCGGACGATCTCTTCATAGGTGCCACATTCAGGGCATTTAAATGGATATATCACGGATCAAACTCCAAGTGCATGTGTGAACTCTCTAAAACTACATCAAAATCATCACCTAATCTAACCTGTAATAACTCTGCAAATTCTTTCTTCTGCTTATCTGTGAGGTGTCTTGTTCTAATATCAATCGCTTGACCTAAATAATGCCTGCTATGATCCCGATGTTTCCCATCCTTGGCACTTGTAACAACAACGCCTCTATCACCAAATACACTTTCAGCAGCTATCAGCGCAACCACTATCTCTGGTCTTAAACCAGCAATGTTTACACCTGGTTTAAGCGCTACCATTTGACCGGCTCTTTTGTTAACATCCTTAAAACGATATTCGCTCCACCGATGACATACGCTGCAGTCTCTGGTGGAATGAACTTTGCACCGCTTAACTCACTTACTGTAAGTATCAACGCTGCTATCACATTCACCCAAAATGTCTTACTCTTATATAACTTCTTCACAGCAACCCCTTTGAGAGAGAAACCCCATGAAAATACCACTTACCTACCCAACATCCTACCCATTGCAGCTTGACGATCCGCAGGTTTAAGCTTCGAAGGTGACCGAACAGGCCCACCTGGATTGTTCGGCAGACTTTTAACAACATTGTTCTTGCGTTGCAATTGCTTCTGCTCGCCAATCGTACCACCTACATCCTCACGAGCCTTGTTATACTCAGCACTTGATTTGCCTGGACGCATCTTCAATGTACTCTTATCAGGATCATCAAATGTCATTTTAGGCTTGCCCATACCCTCGGCAAATGTCCGAGCTTTTTTGCTCGAAGCTTCATACTTATAAGGCTTCTTGCCCTTATAGTTGCTCGTCTGCTCTCCAGCATAACCCATACTAGCCATTATTGTGCCTTCCTTAGTTGACGCTCAAGCGCCTTTTGTAATTCTGCATTACCTGTAAAATTAGCTTCTTCCAAAGCTTCAAGCAATGGTGACATTTCACGAACTTTACGCTTTAGCGCTGCTCGTTTATCAGTTCTTGCATCATATCCTTCTGGCTTGTCTTTTTTGCTCTTCTCTTCCATCACTTACCTTCTCTCAAATACGCTGGTATAATATTGCTTTCACTTTCGAAATGGTCTACTGGCTCATTTAATACTCTCAAGGCTTCTGTCTTGTCCATAACCTCTATATGCTCTTTGAAAAGTTTTGGTGTTGTCCAACAATTAGCTGCGAGCTTTCTTTCTATAGGATTAATCTTTGCCTCTAACTTTCGCTCTAAATGAGCAATGCGTTCCTTTTGCCACTCCATGAGTTCTTTATCTGAGAGTGTTGCACGTCTTGGCTCTGAATTAGCACATTTAGCATAATCGCTATAGGCATACTTTTCCATCTCATTAGAAAAGCCGTTCATCACTTACCCCTCAACAAAACTTTTATTGTATCCATATCAGCTTGCATTGTCTGGACATTTACGACTTTTTTATCTATTCCGTTCACCTTTGCCTCAACCTCCGCACCCCATCTACCACCGGCATAGCTGAGACTACCAATAGCAACTATGAACGTGACTATAATACCGACCATCCATTTCCATGCTACATAACGGGTGTCACATACAGCCCACTTCTCTAGTTGCCGTTCTTGTGCGTTCACAGATTCACCCAATCTACATTTGATTGTTCTTTTATACGAAAATCACCGCGCAATAGCTTTTCACGATGTGTTAATCCTTTTTGAACGACTGCAGCTTGATGTACTTGACCTATGAATGAGTTACATCCAACTATACCATATCGAACCTCATCACAGTTATGTACAACGCATCCATTGCCTAACACAAAGTGACCAGCATCAGGGACAGTTAAGCAATAAACGCTCTTTCTCTCTCTCAGCTTTTCTACGCCTACGCAAAGCTTTGGCTTTACAGTTTGGATGGCAATACTTTGAAAAGGTTCTGCTGAGATACCCAACGGTGTATTCTTTTCCACAGAGTTCGCATACCTTCGTGACTTGCTTACCCCTATACTTGCCGAGGCACTTATCATACTGTTGGATGTGCCACTCGTTCCCTGCTTTGCTTCCGTGCCAGACCCTTGCAGCCTCTTGTGCATGTTTGAAGTTTTCTCTTGCGAACTGTCTTCGCTCTTCGCTTGACATATGTAGTGATGCGTGTTTTGATTTGGTGTACAGCTCAAGGTTGTCTGAGGAATTGTTGTATACATCCCCGTCCTTGTGATGGATGTGGTGTCCCTTGGAAATCTCTCCGTGATGATGTTCCCATACAACTCTGTGTAGTAACCTGCTTCCAGGCTTGTGCTTAAATGACTGTTGGAAGTAATGGCTTCTTTTCCCCTTGAGTGAGATATAGAACCTATCCCCACTAAACTCTTGACAGCTTTTTGTAACGATTCTTGGTTGCATACACTATCCTTTTGGTAAATGGTTTTACCTAAAATAGTATCTGCCTTCATCCATTGTAACTTGTCATCTAAGAATAAATGTTCTGGTGTGCAATCAACAGTTGAGCCGTCATCAAAGGTTAATCTTACAAGGTCACTCTTGCAGGCGCTCTTTACATGACCATACTTGAATCCATCTAATGTTAATACATAACCATCGAAGAAGTCGCCTATATTGCAATTACCATCAGCGGTAACAATCTCAGTTTCACCCACAAAGCAAGTGTCGTCACCATCAAACTTCGCGTATATCTCAGGATTGTTCTTATCCATCTGAGCCAATGGCAAGGTTTCAAGATATGACTTATTGTAAGTGTCCCAAACCCTTACACCTGATTGACCATTCTCACCACGAAACAACATCTTCATTGTCTGACAGCCCGTCACCTTTTGATTGTTGGCTTTGGTGAAAACAGTTTTACGCTGCTTACCGGCAAAGAGATCAATGTATTCATCTATTGGGCTTCTGACCATTTGCTCATTCAATTTTACTTTTGTCCATAGTGCAGGATCGGCCCACACAATATCAGGGAAATAGCCCTTTGTCCAAGGAAAGGCTTCTAAGCGTTCATATATCTCTTGTGCATGTTCCCGATGGGTGCCACCAGCCTGACAGTAGGTCATTAAGCGATGGATTACATAGTCCTCATCGATATACCACAACCCAAAAGATGTGGGGTGAGTCGTTCCACCGTCAAGAGAAGCAAACAAATGCCCCCTCATGTCCGATTCGTTAATCGCCCAAGGCTGCTCAGTATCTCCTATGTCACCAAAGAACTGCCCTTCGAACGTCTCCCAATCACCATCACGCCACATCGAACCAAGGACACCACCTAGCCCTTCGAGCCATTTAACGTACTCAGGGTCATTCTTACAAAGGATCTTGTTGTCAGTAGCTTTTGAAGGTATAAATATTCTGGTGTGACCAGTCTTTGGATCTTTGTAAGGCGTGTTGCGACATTTATCAACAAAGAATGTTTTGCAGAATTGATGTCCAGGCCCACCGGGATTAGTTGTCCCTAGGAATTGCGGTCTGAGCTCAGGTATACTCGACCTTAATGAACCCATCAACATGTCAAATTCTTCTTGAGACCGGATACATTGAGTCAATTCCTCGCAAAGCATCTTGTGGTATTCATTACCGATATATTTTGAGATGGTGTCGCGATCTTTCCAATGTCCAAGTTGAGTCTCGCCACCACCTTTCCAACGAATAACCGCAGGCTTTCCAACAATCTCACCAATACCGTCATAGAATCGCTTTGCTCGGAATATCCAGTCATTGAGATCCTCATAGTCTTTTCTGAGTACTAGTGACCTGTATTGTGGGTGTGATATGTAAGGTTCCTCCATTAACCAAGCAAGGCCAGCTTCAGACTTACCACCACCTCTCGCACCACCAAATAGTATAAGCTTCTCACTCCTAGAAAGCACTTCATACTGTGGGCCGATCTGAGGTGACCATTTCTTTTTAACAGTTGTAGTCAATTCAGCTCACCACTCAATGGATAAATCATAATAGGGATCAGTGATCCTGATAGGTCACAATTGGTATTCGTCCGCATTTCTGGACACTCAGGGGCATTTTCATCTTCTAAATTACTATGAACTTCTACCAAACAACAGCAATCACCATCTTCCAAATGAGCCATAATACACTCATCGCAATCAGTCCGACTGTTATCGTAGTCACACATCGCTATTCCTCAGTGTTATATGATACGGGAGCGCCTTCAGGCTTCTTTGCTGGCAATTCTACTATGGATACGCCTACATTGGCGTTGAGTTCAGTCTCGTGCTTGTCTTTCTGTTCTAGGTATTGTTTTCCAAGCCATATTTGCATTGGAACGGATGGTGTAATGAGGTTTTGTTTATCGCCTCTAGCGGAATCTAATTGTAGATTTCTTATCTCTTCGCAACCTGCAGCTCTCTTTTGTGCTCTATAAGCCGAAAAGTCAATACCAAATTTCTCTTTAACTCTATTATACAAAGTATCGGGATGCACACCCATAGCAGCAGCGACCTCAGTACCATTACAGAAATTCTCAAGCATAGAATCAATACGTTTCCAATCCATCTTTATCTTGATGAATAGATGTTCTTTCTCGACTCTTTTACCCTTAGGCATCACTACCACCTGTACAAGGCCACCCTATGTTGTTATTGGCTCTATACCACTCTATAGTCCTGGGAACACTTCGGAATAGCCTCTCTTTTGCAGGATCGTTCAAGTCAGTACCAAGCCCCATATCTTTGAGCATTCTATCAGTAGCTTTATTGATTACACTAACAACGATTTCAGGATTTTTGTCAATGATTTGTTGTAGGAGGTCAGCTTGAGATTGCTCGTCAGGGTTATTAGCCTTGATAGCAAAGCCATCATAGGCAATAACTTCTTTGTAGAGGTTTTCTTCCATATAACTAATATACAGCCTTAAAAATAAAAGTCAACCCCCTAAGTGAAAATAGTTTAAGGGGTTAATTTGCTTTTACATTAATGCTAGTTTTCTTGCTAAGTCGTTTATACAGTCTTTAAGCGGATTAAGCTCGTTGTCTTTGTCCTTAAGCTTATCCTCTAATTCGGTTATTACCGTTCTTAGTTTGCGTATAGTATCTTTTTGCCTACGGATATCTTTATCTCTGTCCTCTATAATCTCATGTTGTCTATCTATAGTTTCTCGTTGGGCTTCACTCAGATTGAATCTCTCACCTAATTCTTTTTCAGTACATTCAACTAACCCTCTGAGCGTTTCATTGTCCTCAGTTAAACTATTGATCTCATGCTTTAGGCCAATAACATCCATTTTCAAATCAATTACTTTTTGAGTGTAATCAAACAATGGCGGTTCAACGTCATCCAAACTATTAGCAGGTTCAAACTTCTTGAGCTGATTAGGGCAATAATCCCCGTCATGTTTATCAAACTCTAACCCACAATGTTTGCATGTTTTATATATTGCCATTTCCAGTATCCTTTTGACGTTAATATGGGGCTACTAGCGGACGTACTACTGAGCCGTATCTATTACGGTTTACCGGCCCGAATAAGGTAAACCCCCAATTTCGCCCCGATTATTAATATATCCCATATACATTAGTAGGTCAAGTTAATCCTTATCAATGTACTTATTGTTCTTCCAGTCGTACAATGAGCCGTCACGATTCTTAGTATAATCCCTGTATTCTGACTTCTTATAATCATATACGGATACATTCTTGCCTGTCTGTTTCACATCATAATAGCTTTTTGTCTGGTGACTATAGACAGATGCAGAGTTATTACTAGTCTTGCGGACATCATACTCTTCATATTTGCCCGTCTTATAGTTGTATTTGGTTAAACAGAACGCAAAGGATACTATGATAAGGATAAATGTTAATACTTTCATACAAACCTCCTGATTA